ATGCCTAAAATTACTAAACCTCTAACCAATACAGAAGTAGAAAGATCTAAGCCAAAAGATAAAGAATACACTCTTACTGATGGCTACGGATTATTTCTATTAGTCTTGCCTACCGGCGTTAAATCATGGCGTTTTAACTATATCCGCCCACTTACTAAAAAACGTACTAAAGTTTCTTTAGGAACTTATCCCGCTTTATCTTTAGCTCAAGCCCGTTCTATTCGTGAAGAATATCGCTCTTTGTTGGCTCAAGGCATAGACCCACAAGAACATAAAGAACAAGAACAGAAAGCCGCTATTGAGCATATAGAAAATAGTTTGCTATCTGTCGCTAATCGTTGGAAAGCCAAAAAGGTTCAAAAAGTTGAAGCTGAAACATTAAAAAAAGATTGGCGCCGCATGGAAATCTATTTGTTTCCTTTTATTGGTGATATGCCAATAAATGAAATCTTGCCAAAGGTTGTTATTGAAGCATTAGAATCACTCTATAACCAAGGCAAGGGCGATACATTAAAGCGCACTATTCGACTATTGAATGAAGTACTTAATTTCGCTGTAAACTACGGCCTAATTGCCTTTAATCCTTGCTTACGAATCAATGAAGTATTTAACTTTGGAAAATCTACCAACAACCCGGCAATAACGCCAAAAGAACTACCGGAATTAATAAAAGCCGTGATGTATTCCAGTGCGGCCATTCAAACAAAGTTATTATTCAAATTTCAGTTATTAACCATGGTACGACCTGCTGAAGCAAGTAACGCCACATGGTCTGAAATTGATTTTAAAAAATCTTTATGGACTATCCCGGCTAACAGAATGAAGAAAAGGCATCCTTTTGTAATTCCTCTTTCTTCCCAAGCTATGGCAATTCTAAACAAAATGAAAAGTATATCTGTGAAAAGCGAATATGTTTTTCAAAGTTGGATTAAGTCTAACCAACCAATGAGCAGTCAAACAATCAATAAAATGCTAGTTGATTTAGGCTACAAGAATAAACAAACAGCTCATGGATTAAGAACAATCGGACGTACTTATTTAGCCGATCAGCGTATTGATTATGAAGTGGCTGAAATGTGTATTTCTCACAAGACGGGTACGCAAACAGGCAAGATTTACGATAGGGCTGATTTCCTTGAACAACGCAAGCCGGTGATGCAACTTTGGGGCGATTTTGTAGAACAATGCGAACGTTAAAAGTGATGTGCGTGGAAAATATTTAAAAAGTGCGTTCACTCGTTCACCGATTGCTTTTCCTTTGTTTTTCAAATGCTTATGAGGTGAAGGGGAAGTCGATGTTGTTCACCTTGGCATTCACCTTTTTAGATAAAAAAAGCGCGGTTTTTATGCCGCGCCTTTCACTATCTATTTGATTTTATGAACTCATTATAAAACTCGTCAAAGTCTTTAAAGTGTACGTTAGTGATATATCTTCCTTTTTCCATACCGGAAGTAATTCGCCTACGGGTGTATGGATATTTATTTTTATGTTGTGCCAATCCTTGTCTTAATGATTCGGTAAAGTTATTCAGTGTTAAAGCATTTTGAATATTATTGGCTTCAGTAAATACCAAGTAAGCAGGGTAAAGGTGCGTTCTTGGAAGTCCGGTTTTCGCGTTGCCAATTCCTAGCCCGTTACTTTCTTTGGAGGTTAGGAAATAACTACAAAACACCGTTAAATGATCTGAGTTCATTTTTATCTCTAACGCTTCGGCACTTTCCTGTTGTTTGGTTAGCGCTTTTTTCGCATCTAACGGATTTTTAAAAGCTTGAATCAGTTTATAAATAATTCCGCCTGCTTCGGCTTCTATCTTATCCATTAAGTGCGGATCGCGTTTACTTTCCGGCACCACCTTATCAAAGTGAAAAATCACTCTGCGGCGTTCAATACCTCCGTTTCTTTCTGTGAAGCGTGTCGGCTCATTGTTTACGATTAGCACAATCGCGGGAATGACTGCTTTAAACTTGCTTTTGTGCTTCGGATCGATATTGACTAAATCACCCGCACTAATGCTTTTTAGTCCGCCACCATCACCACCATAGCGGGATTGTTCCGGGCATAGAATGAGCGTTTTATTCACAAAGTTTTCACGGCCGCGCGGTTCGTCTAAATCGACTAATCGACCGCTTTCCGTGTTTTGTTCGCCTGCTAACATTGTGGCAATTTGCGCAAATACCGATTTTCCGCTGCCACCATCGCCGGTTACTTCAAAGAATAATTGCCAGTTATGGCGATTCGTTAAAATTGCGTAAAGTGCGCCCAAGATTGCTTGCTTTTTATCTTCCTTACCATCAGCAACAAAATCCAACCAATTATCAAAGTGCGGTGTATTTTCTTCCTGATTCGTGTAATCGTGCGGAATAAAGGAAGTGAGCCAGTTTTCCCGACAATGTGGGCTAAATTCCAAAGTAGAACGATTTAATACGCCGTTTTTAAAGGCTAGTAACTCCCTGGACTGTTCCCCCATTTTGGGCGCTTGAATCTTCGCTGTATCAATCATTGAATCAATAGAACGGGCGCTATAAGTAAATTCCTGTTCATCGTAAAACTGAACGGCTTTAACCTCCAATTCCGATCTCGGTAGAATCTCCCAATTTGCGCCGGTGTAATGATAAAGCTCTTTATCTAAGCTGTGTTGAGCAATATCTAGATTCAACCATTTTACGAATGCCCGAGCTTTTACGTTAGTTCCGTCCTTTTCTTTCAATTTCGGCGGCGGAGCAATTTTATCCGCAATTTCTACCGCACTTTTATCCGTGCGTAGTCGTTGAATGTAACCACTTAGATTTTCCTTCATCTGCGCGGCGCCATCATATAAAACAACATGATCAGCTTTTGTATGCTTTGCTAGATTGTGACAAATACCGGTGATTTCGGTTGGTTCTAATTCACCACATTGGAAAATCATGATTGCGCGTTGCTCCGAATCGGCTAGTCTGATTCCTGAAAGATCTTCAAGCTGCTGTTTGGCAAGAATCACCGGCTTTTGTTTGGCATCGATACCTTCCACCAATGAACACAACAATAACCATTCTTCGCCTTTTCCTTTGTTCCATGCTTGCCAAGCTTTACGCCCGGCAAGAATGATTAATGCGGAAAAAGGTTCTTTCGGTTGATCCTCTAAATGTGGTGCATTAATTAAGCGGGCCATGATTTACCCCCTCAACTGCGCTTTTCTCAATCGTATAAATGCGCATATTGACTACCTCCTGAAAATAGGAAAACGCGCTTACCAAAGAATTCACTACACAATGTTTTAATAAACCATCTATCAGTTCATCATTGAATAATTCCGCCGCTACTTCTTCCGGATTGGGTGAAGGTGGCTTCGGTGCCATTGCTAATAAATGCTTATTGATAGCCAGTAGTTCATCATGAATGATTTTTAGCCCACCGAGACATTCATCGGGATAATCAATAAACTGTTCAGCTAATGCCAAAATTACTTCGGTGGTATAAGGGAAAGACGAATTAAAGGCTTCATCTTTAGGTTTTCCCATGTTCTGATGGCTGATTGAAATCGCATTCAATTCAACGGCACTTAGTTTGGAATAATCCATTTTTTGATTGAGATCCATTATTCGCCTCCTTGTGTCTGTTTTTGTAACTCAATATGCTCAATGTGTAATCGTTCAATTTGTGTTACTACTTCGGCAAATCTAGAAATTAAATAGCCGTTTGCCTGATTGAAGTCCTTTAAAAGTGCAGTCTGTTCTTTTGTTAAATCGGCAGCTTTCGCCAATTCGTTAAATAACTTTCCACCGCCTTTCAACCGTTCTACTAAATCCGCACATTCGCCGCGCATTTTTAGTTTGTGGTGGAAGTCGTCCGGATAAACTTCAAGGCATTTGCGGTTACTATCATGGATTAACTTAAATTGGCGGCTGATTTGCGCATATTCCGCGTGTAATGGGTTAAATGAGAGTTTCTTTTTAGGCTCGCTATAGTTCTCTGATTGCGGATTTTCACAAAGTCCATTTTTGGATTTTGTAACTGGCGAATTTTTTCGCCCGTTGGTCTGCTCAAATTTGAGCTTTGCGGGATTTTTAACCAGACCAAAATTAGACTGATTAACCAGCTCAATTTTGAGCTTGTTATTTGCTTTCATTTTCGCCCTCCGCTAAAACAGTGATAGTTTCTAAATGTCTGCCTAAAACGTCTATTTTGCCAATCTCAGCTTTTGCTCGGATTTTGGCTTGTAGTGCGTCTCTAAGTGAACAATATTGCCCGGCTGTGAATTGGTCGCCGTCATCATAGGTAAAAACAAGGGTGTAAGGGAATTTAGTGTTACTCATCATTTCACCCCCTTATCTCCACCGTTAAGGTGATAGGTGGCATCTGCTGATATATTGCGCAATGTGTTTAGAAAATATGCGTTGGCTTGAATTAATGCTCCGATATGTTTTACATTGTCATTGCTCATCGCTTGATTATCAAAATCCTGCTTAGAATCAGCAAAATGCCCTAAACGGCTTACCATATCGCCTAATTCCATTAGTCCGAACTCGATAGTTTCGCAAAGCGTTTCGCTTTCTGAACGTAACTTTATAAGCTCCATTTCATCAATATCATCACGAGCAACTACGTCATTTAATGCCATTTGAATAGCGCCATAACTAAGCATGAGCCACCTCCATAGAATCACGAGAGATTGCCGAAAAAGTGCGGTCGTTTTTCACGGTGTTTTGAAGATTGATTTTGCCGGCAAGTACAAGAACAAAATCACGGGCGCATTGAGTGCGCGCAGCTTGTTCTGTATCGGTGGTGATGCGGATTTTTTGAATGTGATTGGTTAGATCGGTACGGCGAATGGCCACAAAAATGAATTGATACATTTGCGTAGATTCCTGTGATAAATTTTCAGAATCTACCGCTAGACTTCTCACGGCTTGGCGGTAGAACGTAACAGGGTGAGAAACTGCCATCACAGGAAAGCAGCCCGTCAAAGACGGCCCATTACGCTCTACCATTGAGAGAATGATTGGATTTAGATTGAAAACAAAATCCGCATATTCTTTAGGTGTGCGAATGTTACGAACAAAAAAAGCACGGTTCTGTGGCGTGCTATCGTTCGCCTGTGATAAATAGTTCAGCTTCTCACGGCTGGCCTTAGATTTTGCTAAGGCGCGAACATAGTCGCAAATTTGACCGCACTTTGTAAAGTGAAATTGGTTGTAATTATTTTCATATTGTTTATAATTAACGTGATTTAAATTCATATTAATTCCTTTTATGGATTTAGATCGGGAAACGTGGCGTGTGCTTTGTGTTTGGCTCATGGTCGCTAAAATCATTCATTAGCGTTCAAAGTGTGTTCCGCAGTTTCCGCCCTCATGTAATTTAGCTTATCTACCTTCTGAGTGATTCTTAAGGTAGGGGAATGCGCCGCTTGGGTTGAGCCTTGCGGCGTTTTTCTTTTAACGGAATCGAAAGTAGGCTTGCTGTTCTTCATGCGTAGTAAGTTCACCTCCCTTAGCCTTGTAAATGGCAATCACCTGTTTTAACTGTTCGGCATCTGCGATTTCATAGCGGTAATATTGCCCCATTCCATCTGCAGTCTTTTCCGTTGTACGTTTCACTTTGCCGGTTAAATGATTGCGTTCAAGTTCACTGATATAGTTACGCGCGGATGTCATGCCCATTGAGTAACCATCGATGCCAGAAACACTGCCGTGAATTAAACGGTGTAACACTTTTAAGAATTGTGTTGGTTTTCTTGCTTCGTTCATCTTCCACCACCTTAAGCACGTGCGGCTTTTTGTTCTTCAATCCACGCATTCACTTCTTCTAAATCCCAACGGACAAAGTTTTGTGAAAAGCGGATCGGTTGTGGGAATTGTTTAGCTCTTACAAGCTCATTGAGTTTGGTGCGGCCAAAGCCGATCATTACGGTGACTTCAGCACCGGTAATGAGTTTTTTAGATTGGGTTTGAGATTGGCTCATAAAAAATACCTCTCGTTAGTTTAACTATGTGGAATAGCGTTCTATTCCGTTGAGTTGTTCGAACGAGAGGCATTAAAGCACTAGCAGGATATAGGGGAGATATAGAAGGGTTATAAAAAAATATCCCCCCTATATAGGGAGGATATAATAAAATCAATGGGTTAGGGAAAATCTAATTTTTCTTTCTGTTGATAGGGCAAGCGATTTTTTCTATTTCTTCTGCGGTGGTTCTTGCCACGCCATAATCTCGTATAATGTAATCTCTTATTTGTACGTTAGATTTTACATTTTCGGGATAATCCGCCCAGTATTTATTGCGAACTTCAATGGCAATCTTTAATAAATCATCATTGCGGTGTACGCCTAATAGAATAGGGTTGTTTTGCTCGCTTATCTGCTGCTTTAACTGCTTATTTTCTGCTTCTTTATCTAGTAGCTCTGTTTTTAATTTGGCTATTTCTTGTTTTAAATTCGCTTGTTCTCTCCACGCATTTTCAGAAGGAAATAGTTTTATTAAATCATCATAACTGATTTTTATATCACTAAAATTAACTCTGAAAGTATGTTTTATATATAACCTTTCATCTTCATTATATTTTGGATATTCCATTCTAAAATTAAAAGAAGTGAAAATATCAGCTTCAAAAGGCGTTTGGACATTAAATTCATCTAATAATAAATAATTTGTATTTTTCACTCCGTGCTGTGGTAAAGACTGATTACAAAATAGATCTAATAACTCAGGGTGTAATGCAATATAACCTTTAAAACTTTCAAATTTTGGTTTGTTTAAGTCATCGTAACTAACTTCAAGATAAGAAAATTCATCCCTTAATATTAAAAAATCATTACCATCCACATCTATAGCCGAATCTGGGAAAAATAATTCTGAATCATCAGAAATAAAAAATCCCTCTGCATCATTCCTACCAATTTTAATCAACTGATTATCTTTTATTTCAATTTTTAATAAAAATTGAATTTTTTCCTCTATAGCGTATGAATATAAAGAATTTTCCTTTATAGCTGAATTAGTTCTTTGATTGATAAAATCGACCGATTGATTTAATGAATAATAATCGAGTGGTAAAAGTTCCATAAAATGCCCCTTTCGCATTTGCCCTTATGATAAGAACGCACCAACAAGATAAGGTTTCTTGCTTTCGGGGATCAGCCTAGGTGCGTTTTATTCGGTTATTTGTTTTTTATATCAACACTAATATCTATTAAAGTGGTTTCTTTGCCGGTGTTGCCGTCTATCCAGTTTATCGTGCTGGTAATAAGTGGCTTTTGCCTTTCAGGTAATGTTTTCTTGATAACTGCGTTATTTATTTCATACTCTACTGTGCGGCTTTTTCTTTCTTCCCACTCGGCAGCCTGTCGTTTATTTTCTTTCCGGCGCTTATATTCACCGCAAATAAGCCAACCGATAGTAAATGAAAGCCCGCCGGCTAAACCAAAGGCCACAATAAACCACCAGTCTTGAAAGGTAACTATTGCTAATACGACAAAAAAAGCAGCAACCATACACTTTATTGCAACTAGTATCAGCCTCATAGTTCCCCCCTTGTTTTTACTGGTTATTATAATAAATAACATAGTCACAAAGGAGAAAAGATTCAATAGTGTAAGGGAAATATTTTATTCTTCATCGCTTACCGGCATTGATTCTTTTTTGCTGTTTTAGCATGGCATCAAGCTGTTTTTGGGCAATAAAGTAAATCGTTTCTAACGCGTCCATATTTGGGCTATTTGGTCGGCTGTCTATTTCTCGCTTGGCCGCATTACATTTACATTTTAATGCGTGAATAACTTCACTTATTGGATAGGGTTCTTCATCATCGTAAAGGCTGACAAAGGTAAAAAGTGCGGTCGATTTTTTATAGTGATTCACCGCTGAAAGAAGTAAGTTTTGTTTTGCCTGTTTACATCTCATAAATCAATCCCATTAAATTGTTCCAATGCCTGTTTGTGTTCTTCCGATAACTCAAAAATCAAATCGCCATATTCAAGCTGATAGGTGCCGAATGACATCAAGAAAGCTACTGCCGGATCGATTTTGTTTGCGGCCTTCTTCTTGTTTGGTTTTATGTTGGCGTTGGCATCAGTTTCCATCACCACATTGGATAGCGCCCAAGAAAGCACCGGATCGCCCTGGTGTTCTATCACTTGGCGATTTATCAACACTTCCGCACTTTTGGCCACCGGGCTAAATCTTTGGTAGGTTTGCGGGAATGGTTCTACTTCCAAGCCTGCCGCCTGTAATTGCGTGCGTAAATGCGTGGCGTTCCAAACATCAAAGCCGATCATTTTGATATTGAAGTTTTCCGCATCTTTGAGAATATCATCACGGATTTTGTCATAGTCGATACAGTCGCCCTCTGTGGCAATTAGCCACCCTTGGCGCACCCAGTTTCGATAAATTGCCCGGTTCTTGTTGGCCACGTTGTTAAGCTGAAATTCAGGAATATAGTGCCGGGTAATCAACCGCACTTTTTTCCCTTGTGGGAATGTGTAACAAAGGCTTGTTAAGTCGTTGGTGCTAGATAAGTCCAAGCCTAAATAGCAATCTTGGTGAAGTAGGTCGCTTTCGGTGTAATCTCGTACGCATTGCGCCCAATTGCCTTCGCCTAGCCATGGCGTAGTTCCTTGGCACCAAACATTAAAACGCTTGGTGAGCATTTCCACCCATTCGGACGGAATCCCTCGGGCTTTCTTGATCGTGTTTTCAAAATCAAGGTAAGGAATGGATTTACCGATATTCGGATTGGCTTTTACCCAGTTTTCCGGATTATCAATTTCGCTTTCTTCGTCTAATTCAAAAATCAGCACAAATAAGCTGTCGTTTTGTTCGTTTCCTTCCAGTATTTGCGCACAATAATCATAGTGTTGTTTACAAGCGGAAATTACGTTACTTCCCGCTGTGGTAATGGCAAACAGTAAACCTTCCGGGCGTGCGCCTTGCCCTAGTTCTAATGCACTGTAAACGCTGTTATCTGTGTGTAGGTGGTATTCGTCCACAATGGCGAGGCTTGGGTTAGTTCCCTCAATGGTTGAGGATTTAGCCGCTAACGGGCGCATTAAGCTATTTGATTTCGGATTAATCAGTTTATGCTGCTGAATATTGAGCCGTTTGCGCAAAAGGGGAGAGAGTAGGCACATTTGACGCGCATCATCAAATACAATGCGGGCTTGGTCTCGGCTTACTGCTGCAGTGTAAATATCTTGTTGGCCCGCTTCCATCAGTAGAAACCAATTAGCCAACACGGCGGCCACGGTGGACTTGGCATTTTTCCGCGCTACTTGGATATAAGCGGAACGATATTTTCTCAAGTCGGTATCAGTGCGCTTAAAGCCTAACAGATTGGCGAATAGAAACGTCTGCCAGTCTGAAAGCTCGATTGGTTGCCCGCGTAAATGCCCTTTAACGTGTGGGCATAGGCGGGAGAATGCTAAGAATTTATTTACCGCACTTTCATCAAAGAAATAAGCGGGGTTCGCTAAATCGTCAAAATAACGCGCTACGGCTTGTTTTATCTTACGACAAGCCACTATTTCACCTGATTGAACTTTCTTCGCGTATTCGTGCCAGATTTCCATTTTCGCCTACATTGTGAGGATTTCATCCAACATATCAGTAACGTCTGTTTCTACTGGATTTTTACGGCGACTCACCGGATCGAAGCCTAAGAGGGAAGACATCTTGATCATGACTTTTTCGGCATCTGCTTTCGCGGACAATGCCGGGTTTCTTGATTGTGTGCCTTGGCTATTTACGATAATGAAGCCATTTTTGGCTAAATCCGCCACAGAATTCCGCCAAATTGCGTAGTTTTCGCAATAAATTTCAAGGTTTGTTAAATCTTCCGACTTAATATCACCACGCTCTGAAAGTTGTTTAATACGCGCTTTCCATTGGCTTTTAGCAATATCATCCAAGAAATCAGGTGTCTTATAACTTTTTCGCTTGCTCATTCACTTTCCTTATTTTCTAAAAAATCACTTTGCGTAAAAATTTGAGGGGGCGGGCGGTTCCGTAGGATTGAGCCTTTCTTTTTGAAATTGCCCCCACCCGGTCAATCATTATTTTAGCCGTGTACATAAGTACACTGTTTAGTTATGGTCATATCACCACGACTTACTTCTTCGCACCAAATCCGCGTTGGTCTATCACTCGTGTTTTATAGCTGTGACAATCACGACATAAAGGCTGATGATTGCTTGCTACCCAGAACAACGGATCAGCTTGTCCGTTCTCTACCGGCTTGATATGGTCTATCACGGTTGCCGCTGTATATTTACCTTGCTCTAAGCACATCACACAAAGGGGATGATGCTTTAAGTATTGTTCGCGGTATTTGCTCCACTTGTGGTCGTAACCGCGTGCGCTACTGCTTGGGCGGGTGTCCTTGGGTTTGTGCTCCTCACATCTACCTGACTTTACTTTGTTTCTACATCCGGGATAGCTACAACGTCTTAATGGTTGGTATGGCATATCGGTTACTAAATCCTTAGTAAGCGCACGGTTCTCTGTACACTTCCCACAGGCTACTAATACCCATAGGAACAGGCCGCATAATTGTTAAGGAATCTGTTACGGCTTCTCTAGTCGCATAGAGATAGGCGATATACATTAAACAACCAATCTTAATCGCCGGGGTAAAAGGTATGGTCTTTTCTGTTTCTTCTTCCCCAAAGGTTTTACCAATATGTTTTTGGCATACTTCCAATGTGGCTACCTTATAGGCTTCCAGTAACTCATCATCTAAATCATGATCAAGATTTAAGTGCGCTTTGATTTCATCAATCGTTAAATTAATTTCCGCCATTGCCGGTCAACTCCTTACAGATAAGCTGCAGTTCTTTGTGCGCTTCTTTACTATCAATAATGTTCATTATCTCTAGCGAACGGATCCCATATTTCACGCGCATAGTGTTATCAACATTAGTTCCGTAACGTATGCGAATGCGCACCGTATTTTCATTTAATGGCACCGCACCGGAGAAGAACTCTCTACCTTGTAATGGTTCAACCGCCGCCCGGATATTGGCAACGGTTTTCCATTTACTCACAATACCGCCGTAGTCGTTCTGTTCGTTCACTTGCTTTTGTAGGCTAATCACCTTGTTATACTTTCCGGCTTTAATCATGATTGCCATCGATTGCCCCCGGTTCTTGTTCATCGCCGCGTTTTACTTCTACGGTTTGTTTCCATGCTTGGCTAAATTCTTCTCCACCAGCATAAGGCGGTAAACCTTCACGGCGGCGAACTTCATTTGGGCACATTACACCGGCTTTAATTGCCATATCGTAACTCTTGAAACGCTCGCTTTGACTTGTGCGCAATAAGTCGCTTGTATCAAATTCGATTAAGTAACGTTTCTTGCTGTTGCTACCTAAATCAATCATCAAGGCATCTTTTAGCTGCTGTTCAAAATTGGTTAGCCATGGACGCAAGGTTTGCGATAAAAAGGCTCGACTGGCTTCACTAAAGTTTGAATAACTGCTATTGGAATAGTCTTGAAGGAAAATCGGGCTAATGTTGTAGATTCGGGCAATATCGGAAATTGTGAACGTACGGCTTGCTAACCATTCCGCGTCTTGGTTTGTCATGCCTAACTGTTTATATTCCATTGAGCCTTCAAGGATGGGTGTTTTCCCTGCGTTCTTCGCGCCTTTGTAACGTTCAAGGGCTTTTATGGCTCTTTGTGCTTTGGCATCATCCAACCATTCGGCGGTAGTAATTAATCCGCTCGCCATTAATCCGTTTTTCATCACTGCCGATCCGTGTTTCTGTTGAGCAATGCCTAAGCCCACGGTCTCACGGCAAATCGTAATTGGTGAACGACCCATAAAGCCATCAAGGGATGAATGGCGTAAATGTAGGATTTCATCTTGAAGATAGTTTTTGCTATTGCCGTCTAAATCGGTAATTTGATAGATATACTCGCCGCCAACTTTGCGATAGATATTGACCGCACTTGGTTCGTACGGGGTAAGGCTGATTGGTTCGCCTTTGCTGTTCCATTCAATCACCGCATAAGCGTTACCGTTTAATAGGCAGTGGCGCATCATAGTGTATTTGAATTGATACGGTGTTTGGCTACGGTTTGGCATCTCATTTAGAAGATAGTCCACCGGGTGACGATAAACACGCTCGCGGCCATCATCTTTAAGTTGATATAAATAACAAGGCATACTGGCCACCGCTTCAGAAATAACGGTAACGGCACTCATCACTGCCGGTAAACTTTCCGCCGTGTTCGGGCTGACAAATTCTCCCGCGCCGGTGTTTGATACGCCAAGATAAGAAAGCAACTCATCAATTGCCATCGGTGCGCTGCGTTGTTCTTTTCGTCTAAACGGGTTCCACATACTACGCCTCCGCCACATCAAACCACTGTTTCAAAAGTGCGGTGGATTTTCCTTGCGTTTTTCCCTTCGCGGTTGCCATTGAGCGTTTGGCAATCTCAACGCTACTTTCAGGGTAGGCAGGAATGCTGGTAACGGTGATTTCAAATAATTCCGCTTTAGCCACTGTGCGTTGGCAAGGCTCTACATCAAAATTCCATGTTTCTTCTTTAGCCCAAAAGCCGAAAGACATCCCACTAATATCGCCGCGTTCAACACTTACCAACAAATCACGCCCTAAAGTGGTATCGGGTGGCATTAATTCAAAACGTAAGCCTATTGCGTCTTCTTCCAGTTTTAAGGTTCCCGCACGGGTGCGCCCTAATAGTTTGGTGTGATCGTGTTCAAATAACGCCCGTACATCGGCACCACTACTTAAACTTTCACTAAACGCATTCGCACTGAATTGTTCTACAAAATCGCAATAAAGCACTTCAGAAGGGCTGTTCCACTTCACCACATAGCCAACCAGTTTTTTATTCTCGCTGTCTGCGGTGATTTCGGATGAACGGATTTCAAATTCTTTATTCATACTTTCCCTTTTAACAAAAAGGGGGCTTAATTGCCCCCGTTGGAATTTGACGATTAAGCCGTAACTTCAATGAACTTGATTGCGTTACTATCTACCACGCCACCACCAAGATATTTATCGGTATGGACTTTATAGAAGCCCGGTTCGGTAATGTTATCAGGGCGGGTTCTTACACCGGTTTCGTGATCTACAATGAAGTAACCACGTTTGAAGTCACCAAAGGCAACTACCGGCTTATTCACGCCGCTTGCCGGCATGGTTTCAAGGAAATAAACCGGACGACCTAAAAGGGTAGAAGGAGCATCTACGGTTAAACCATCACGCCAAATAAAATCGCCGTTTTTGTTTTTAAGTTTTTGTAATGCCGCCGCAATGGTAGAAGACATCACCCAAACGGCATTTTTACGGTATTTGCTGTGTAAGGTGTAGAACAAATCAATGAGAGTATCGGCGGTGATTTTGTCAGCACCGGCAACTTCTAATTTTTGTAACTTACCAAAGGCGCGTACTTTGTCCGCTTCGGTAGAACGTTCATAGGATAAGAAACCTTTTGATTTCTTCGTGCCGTCACCGCCGGTTAAGTCGGTTTCTTCAGTTTCGGTAAAGCTTTCAGAAATTTCATCAGTCAGCCAACCTAAAACATCAATGCTGGAGAAGTCCAAAATGTCTTGAGTGGTTTTAGGATAGGCATAGATAGGGTTTAATGCAATGGTGACTTCGTGTAATTTCGGTGTGGCGGTGCCATTACGTGCTACGCCTTCTTCACCATGGGCCACTACCGCACCACCGGCGGAAACCAGTTTTTTGTATTCTTTCGCACCAACCGGCAAGCGGACCACGTTACAAATTTGACGCATCACGCTATCATCGGTTAAGCGTTTCATTACGTCTTTATCCAATTGTGGGATCACGGTATAACCGCCATCTTCTTGACCGGTGGTGGAAAGATTTCGTAATTCACCCGTTTTAATGTAGTGGCGTAGTTCGTCATTGCTGAAGGTTTTACCGCGTGTTTCTACCGGCTTGCCTTTGTCGGCAATGTTACGTTCTTCATCTGCCACCGTTTCATAACGGGCGATTTCATCACTCAATTGCTTAACCAAATCTTTCAATTTTTCAAAATCAACGTTTTCGGCATCATTCAATGAGCGATTTTCTTGTTCTGCTTTGTCTAACATAGCGCGCATTGCTGCGATTTTTTCCGCTTTTTGTTGGCGTAGTTCTAACAGTTTTTTAAACAT